TCTGGGGCGCAAAAACCGCCGTCACCGTGTTGCCGCTGACAGCGCAGGCAGATGTACCGTCCGGCAGTTTGTCATACCAGCCAGAGGTATTATCGGGCTTTTTAAACGCAACGGATGCCACCGCCCCAGCAGGGGGTGTCCAGCTTTCACCGCCGTTCAACAGTGTCACCTTCACCGCCCGGGTGTTGGCGTCGCACTGCACCGCCTCCAAAGGCTCCGTAACGCCCCGCCGCTGCAGATCTATAGTTATTTCTTTTGTAATTAGCAATTTGACACCTCCTAAATAATTCCATATATTCCTGTTATTGCGCCGCCGTTACTGACTCTTGAGATTGTCAGAGCATCTTCTGACATGTTAAAAGACACCCATTCTCCGTCTGCATACAGCTGAAACAGCGATCCGTCACAGGCCGCTGCCGGGATCGTCAAGGACACCTTGCACTGGTTTGATGTGGTGTAACCTACTACCGCGTACTGGCTGTATTCTCCGGTAAGGGAAACCGAACCGCTGGTAAGGGTGCCGCTGTACAATGTGGCTACCGACTGAACATCCGGCTCCTCATTCTCATAGCCAATTAACGCATTTACTCCGTTAATTTTTTTCCAAGATAGCTTTTTGGGCTCTTGTTCCATATCTGTGGCCAGTGATTGCAGTATTGCATATTCACCGACAGAAAACTTTCCGCCAACGGAGCAATCTCCCCGGATAATCGGTAGCCTAGCTTCTTTCATGCCGATCGACACAGAAACTTCGCTTCCCCACATATTTCTACCGGTTAAATTGATTGTTTTATTGCTGTCCCAAGGATTAATTGTGACGACAACATCCGTCTCCACAGCCCCCGGGCAATCTGCAATATCAGACACGCCCAAGTGGGCGGATTTTGACATAAGGAAATCTGTTATGGTGTAATTGCCATCGCCGTTCAAATCGTAGAAGGCTTTTGGCGGGTATTGTCCCGGATTCAGCAGAGACAAGAGCATATTTTCTACATCTTCATGAGTGGGTGGTAGGTATGCTCGTCCTTCACTGATAATGGAGCCTGTTTTGATATAGCTGGCATTGATGTATAACTGCCCATCCAGCATAAATAAGCCTTGGCATGTACCGCCGTTTGTAAGTCTGTCAAAAATATTGGCTTGATCTAGCTGTTTATCCAGATCATTTTTTGCCGCTTCGGCCGCATTATCTGCATAGTTCTTTGATTCCAGCGTCTTCTCCTGCTCGGTTTTTCCGCTACCAGAAGTGGTATTTGGACGGCGTGGACTTCCGACGCATTCGAGGGTATCCTTCTGGCCTGCCTGCGTCTTTGTCATTACATAGGTCGTAAAGGTAACACCGTTCTTATCTGTAATCTGCACCGTGTTTCCGGCATGAATGTCCGGTGTCTGAGGTATGGAAACCTTGCAGGGCCTGTAACCTTCCACAGGCATTTGAGCCTTGATGGTATCCAATACAGGTAACAAATCATCTGTTACTCGGGCCAACAGGATGGGATTCCATTCAATAATATAACTATTGGAATCTGCGTGCACTTCTGGCCAAACCGCGCCGGACTGATCATTTGCCAACCTCATTTGCACAGCATCCACAGGAGCAACCTCGTATTCCTCATAGCTTAAGCTGTTCTGCAGGTAATAGGAATCCCCGGAAGGCGTAATGGAAACGCCCGCCGGGGTATACCAGCCCAGTTCAATTTTTCCATTCGGCGTTGCCCGGCAAAACCGGCAGCAAATCTGGCCGATCCAGCGCATGAGCTGACGGCCGGTGGTCTCTATGGACATCTGGCGCACAAGAAAGTCCCCATTGGGAATAAAATTCGTCACCAACTCAAGACCGCAGGCCTCACAAACCATGCCGGCAAAATCGATTAGCCTGTATGGCCAGCCTGCCAAACCTTTGAGCCAGGAAGTTAGATCTTTATCCAGTTTAACGATACGATCATAGGCGGTAATACTCATACTGTTGGAGGTTGGTCTAGTTGGCTTTTCAGCTATGAATATACCTACCGAAAAACGTTCTCCAGCTTCGTTTACTTTGTAAACAGAGATCTCATCACCTGTAGTGATAGACAGCCCGCCTTTAGGGGTAATCAGTTTTGCTTCCAGCATATTTGCACATGTGGAGCCAACAGCCAGCTCTTGCGAGTCGTTCACGCTCTCGGTAATGGTAACACTTTTGATTGCGTTCGCCTCTCCTGCGCCCGAGGAAAGCTGTGTGCCGTCAGGCAAAACCATAAACGTTTTGTACATCAAATCTCCTCCTAGCACTCGATAATATTGAACTTGTAATTCTTATAAATTCCAAGTCTTGCATTGTGGATAGTAAGGCTGTGCTTAGACCGGTACGCAACACACTTCACATGGGCTCCATGCGCATCTACATATTCAACAATGAAGGAGTCCTTGTTCGCAAACAAGGACTCCATATACCGGTATTCATCTTTGGTGAGAGTAGCGTAGGGCAAAGCCCACGTCTTCACATTTCGCCGCAAGACAATTCTGTGCATCACGCCACTTTCGTCACGGCCAGATTCATCGGAGTCCAGATCCGAAAACTCCATCTGAATATCTTCATCTGGCACAAGGATCGGCTTCCCGTCAATTTGAAAGTCGTAATAGAAGTCTCGCATCACGCACCTCCCCGCATGACTGCTTGTTTGCGGTTGTACCGAGCCACAGCATTTCCAATGAGCTCATCGCCAATTTGAATGCCTAGGACCGCTTCCAAAATCTCTCTCTGGACTCCCACAGAAGCCTCAAATCCTGCAAGAATAGCAGCTGTCTGATCTTCCATGACCAGAGCAACCGCTTCCTGAATGGTAGTAAGAGGTGCTTCGATATTGGTGCCGTGCTTCTGATCGCCTACGATAGCCATAAACGGCTTATTTGCGGGAAGTACAGCACCTTGAGCCAACGCTGGCAGCGAAAAATTACCTTTTCCGACACCGAATTGGGAAGGATCAATATCATCAAAAGAAACAGAAGAAGATCCAGAAAGTATATTAGAGAAATCCGTCGTATCCAATGCTGCAAACGCGCTTACAAGGAGTGCTACTCCTCCGGCGATTGCTGCTGCTGCTACACCGACTGTCCACGAAGCATGGAATACTGCGATGGCAATAGCCGCAGCGACAGCTGCCGCTGCTAAGGCAGATAAGATTGTTATTACTTTCTGCGCTCCGCTCATCTTTCCCCAAGCTGCAGCAACTGCTACAATGCCAGCTAACAGCACCGCAAAGCCAAAGGCAAAGATGCTAGCACTGGCTGCACCTGCCAAACCCGTTGTTGCAAACTCAATGAATTTTGTTGATAAATTGCTAAAGAATGTAATGATGTTTTTTGTTGTGTTGTATACCCACAATCCTGCCATAAAACCTAGTATGGTTGTGGCTATCAAAGATACCGTCCCTTGGTTTTTGCTTGCCCAATTGCTTAAGGCAGAAAACGCACCTGTAAGTAGGTTCAAAAAATCAATAACAGCTTGCCATATGTAATCTCTGATAGGAACAAAGAAATTGTTCCAAATCCATTCAAGCATGGGTTTAGCACCTTCTATTATGGAGTTAAGAAAGTTAATAGCTGCTGAAATTAAATCAAGTGCCGCAGGCACCAAATTGTTGAGCGCCCAGCCAATAAACGGCGTTATAACGTTCTCCCAAAACCACAAAAGCCCCTCGCCAACATTTGTTGCGAAGGGTGTTACACTACTCCAAAGGTTTGCTAAGCTTCCATTCAGGGCACCCCAATCGACCAGTCCAAGCTGATTTGAGATAGCATCTACAAATCTAGGAAAACCTTCCCCTAGAATCCACCCGCCGATGGGTACCAGAACAAGGTTGTAGAAATCTGCTATTCCTTGTGCCGCAAACTCCTTTATCGGATCCAATGCTGAAATAAATTTTTGTATTGAAATCTTGGCTTTTTCCAATTCAGTATTGAAGATACTAACCCACGAAGTATCTACAGAATCAACAAAGTCATAGTTCGGAGACACTGCGCTTGACGAATCAGAACTTTTATTCCCCTGTTGTAATACAGTGATTTCATCAAAGCCTGCTAAAGATTTCTTCGCATCTGAAGCTGCTCCGCTTATCCCCTCTATACTTTTTGCCGTTTCTTTTAGAGAAGAAATACTTTTACCGGTTAAGGCAGCAATAAAGCTTGCAATTTTTGCAATTGCCCCCGCAAGCAAATTTGTTAATTTTGCGAGTGCCGGCGTAATAATCTCGATGACAGGTGCAAACGCGGTGACCGCCGCGCCCTTTAAGTTTGCGAGGGCGCTTTTCATCTCATCTGTTGACGAAACAGTTTTGCCAATATATTGCGTGAATTTCCGTAATGCTGCGCTGATGATATTGAAAACTAATGCACCAGAAACTATGCTTTTTAATCGATTTCCAAATTTGCTGACTGCCTTTGATGCTTTTTGGGAAGCAGCCGCAACCTTTTCTGCTTGTTTTGTTTCTGTGTTGGACTGTTTCTTTGCTGCAGCCTGCACCTCAATTGAGAGCCGTTCTCGTGCTGCCAACAGTTTGTCATAGACTTGAGACTGCTTTTTTCCATATCTCTCTGCTGCAGCATCATTATCTGCCAGCTTTGCGTTTTTAAACTCATCAGAAACCCTTTCAAGTTCTCTTTCAAGAGCCCTGACCTTTGCTTGTGCAACAGCTACCGGCTTAGAAAATGCATCTGTTATCGCCTTACCGGTTCTTCCTAACACATTAGGTAGCCCTCCAAGCGAGCCAGAGATTTCTCCAACGCCTTTCTCAATACCGCCATTATCCAGCGCTGTACTGATTATAACCTTGCCGTCTTGATTCCCCACTTCATCACCTCCGGGGTGTTATTCACCGAGCAGTTTTTTCAGTCGCTCCTGCTCTGCTAAATCTTCCGCAGAGTATTTCTTTTTGAGATCTACACGCGCCTTGTTCTCTCTGTAGAAGTCCTTCTCCCATTTTTCCAGTTTCTTACCTCGACGCATCTTATCCCGAATGGATACCAAGGTACTAAGCTGACCTTCTCCGATTGCATTAAAATAGGAGAGGAATGTCCACCAGTGCAGATGTGGGATAGCACGAATCTCCATGCCGGCCACTTTGTTCACATCAGCAACAATTGCCTGTGCATCCTGCGCCCAATCTAGAAGCTTGGGACCTGGTTTTGTGTCATTGTCTCCACAGGAAATAAACTCCGCCAAATATTTCATTGCTTCGTTCTGGTGTGCTGTTGGTATTTCTCCATTATAAAAAAGGGCAAGTGCTATCCGCCATCGTAGGTATACCGGTCTCTCTGGATCATCAAGGTATCCCATAATTTCCAGAATATCCCGAAAGTCTGTGTTCAGCTTATATACTGTTCCACCAATCTCAGCGGTTTCCGGCAGGTTCCAAGGGTTCATTGCTGTGCCCTGCGCTGTGCGCGGTTCAGTTTTGCCTGCTCCACAGCGTCGCCAATTTGCTGCTGTGCACATGCTTCAGCGCCCTGCTGAATGATGGGCAGAAGTGCATTCAGTAGATTGGTGATTACCCTCTCACCATTGGTGGCGACAGCCATTAGGTTAACTCCCTCCATGATGTCGTTGAAATCGTTGCCCTTGCCGAATACCCACCCCAGAACATCTTTCATCTGCTTATCGGCTTCTGCCAAAAGATGCAGAACAGCAGCACCATCATTCTCTTTCAACTCGGCCGACTTTTCCGTCATATCTTTCTCGATCTTCTGGATCTTCTCAGAAGCTTCCAAAAATCGTGCATATACATTCGGGTCTCCTGGATTGAACCGGAGCACACCGTTATTGTTGATCTTATACTCGCGAATACCGCTGTCAAAATTTAAAATTTCCAAAACATATCCTCCTATAAAGCAGTCCCACCCCTGTTAAGGGGTGGGATCGTTTTTACGCCGCGGTAAAGGTCTTGGTAGTCACATTAAATGTGCCCTTAGTCCGTACACCGGTAAAGTGCAGGGTAAAGGGGATCTGATAGCCGGTGGTATCTCCACCGTAAGAGGTTACTTCGATGTACACCTCTTCCTTCACTGCAGGATAAGAGCCATCCTCGGCAGCCTCCCACAGCTTCACTTCTACCACATCTGCCTTCAGATCGTCCAACACCTGCTGGTCATCGATGATCTTCTGCAAACGGGCAAATAAAGCAGAATCCTTTTCTGCGTAGTAAGGCTCCACGGAACCGGTCTTCTCATAGCTGGAGATCAGAATGGAGGTCTCACCAAGGATGTTCTTCTTGGTATCCACCTGCGCGGACATCTCCGGGCTGAACTCCTCCAGATCCTTGCCCAAGCGCTCGTACACCGCCGCTTCTTCCGTAGCGGTGTTGATATAGTGGGCAAGGTACTTACGTTCGATTTTTGCCATTTCAACTCACCTCATAAATTTTTGTAAAAGTAACGGACAGTTGCACCGAATAAATGCCTGTCCCTTCCTCATCCGCTGCTTCAACTTTGCCATTCTGGGCACTAATCGTCTCGCTTTCAGGTACATCACCGAAAACCGGCACATTCCGGCGGATACTTTGCTCCTGAATCCATCGCTGGAAGTCCAACAGCCAATCCGCATTTTCCTTTGCTCCTGCATCATCTTCCGGAGATTTTGCAAGTACAAAGTAAAGCCCGAAATTGTACTGGTTTTTCACTGTCACATTGCCAAGAATGTCACTCCTTCGAGAGATCTCGACAAGTCCCGAGGGATCAATGCTGCCGTTATCGGGCTGCTCTGTGTAGTAATCAACCCGTAAGGCTCCGATTTTGTTGATCTCCGGGTATTGATGAAGCCAGTTCCGGATTTTTTCAAGATCTGACATAGATATTATCCCTTTCTGTTAATGTACCGTTGTGCGTCTGCGGCCATGGCCTTGCCCTCATGGGTAGAAACAGCAATATCCCACCTCGGCCCCGCACGACGATTCTTGGTCTTGGTATACTCCAAGTCGCGATCTGTACGCACCTTAACGCATCCCTTCCGGGAGCGCCATCCTTCCGGTGTCATAAAGCCGGCTGCGCCCGTCTTCGGGTCAACCATTACTTTACCGCGGAAGAGATATTGTCCCTCCGGTGCGTCGGAAACTATCTCCGGTTTTCGAATATTGGTCTGCGCAATGGTCACCTTGATAAACATTCCGGAAAGGAACGGCATATACTTGGTGATCCGGCGCAGGACATTTGCAGTATGAAACTGCTGAACATCCCCGGTGGCATCCAGACCCTTATTTTTAAGCACCTGAGCGACACTATTCATTTCCAGATAGGCTACTGTACCGCTAGGCAGGCGAAAAAGCCGTTTTTTGCTCATCCGCCTGCCTCCGTATGTACGATATTGCCGTTCCAGTACTTCGGATCCACATAGCTGACAACAACCAAACCATTCACCTTGGAGGGGATAAAGGCTGACCATTCTTCTCTGTTTGATATCTCAGGACCAACACCCAGTAATACCCTGTCGCCTGTATATACTGCTTGCGTTGATCCAGGAATCAACAAGAGGAAGGAATTTGCCTCCTTACTTCCGGTTTTATCAACAGCCTGTGTTTTCCTAAAGTCCAGAGACGCCTTGTCATACACCGTGCGAGTGTACTTACCATTCTCTGCCCGGTATACCGTTACAGTCTGCCGGCACAGTAGGTCGTAGTTAATGGGGCACGTATTTTTGAAAAACAGCACTCAATCACCCCCGGTAAATATCCAGGTAGCGCCGGGCAGCGTCGTACAACTCTCTGGCCTGCCCTTTACGGCTCAGATCCACAGAGGAGGTACCACCGAAGCTGACGGAGACAGATCCGATAGAGGCAGATGTCACGGCCCCAGCACCGCTCTGCGCGGCGGCAATCGCAGCAATGACATCTGCCATAGCGCACACTGCCAAGGCCTCCGAAGTTTCCTCCGGGGCCGTGACAGTATAAATGCGCTCATATTTATCCAGTTGGTTCTGTGCTCTTAAAGATAAGGCAGGCCATTCCTGCTCGGTAATGGAGCCGCCGAGGTAGGTATTCTTATAGAAATCATAAGTAACCATACGGTCGCTCCTTCCTCATCGATCAGGCGGAAGCGCCAGCACCGATGGCGATATCCTTCAGAACGGCCGCCTTCAAGGTGTTCTTCAGTGCCACGCCTGCCACCAGCTCCACTTCGCCGGTCTTTACAGCGCCGGGGGCAGACAAATCGGGCATATAGGAGCTGATCACACCAGTGCCGGTGGGAGAGATACCGTGGAACCCGTTCAAGCCCAAGGAGACAGCATAGATTGCAGTCTTACCATCGGTGGTCTCAACGACATCTTTGGTGTTTGTGCCATCGAAGTACTTGCCCAGATCGACCATGGGAACGCCGGCATAGGTTTCCACCACTCTACCGAAATCGTCCTTGGTGCGCTCGTAGTAACCGGCGCGGCGGGCAATGGAGCGCAGCTTGATGAGCATAGCGGCGTTCATCAGCAGCATAGAGGGTGTACCGTCCACAGCGCTGATCAGGCCGTCCATCTCGTCCAGGAAGGCGTTGTAGTTTTCGTCCAGCTCTGCAGAGGTAGTCAGTGCTACCTGGCTGGTGATCTCGTTCTCCGTCTTGGTCAACAACTTCTTCAGACCATCGAAGTTACCCTTAGCGGTATCGCCGTTGATTACCAGGTTATGGAAGTAGTTGGCGGTAGCCTTGATCTTCTGCTCCGCCTGGAAGGAGATCTCGTCAGCAGCACCGGAAGTGTTCTGCAGGACACGGTCTACCTGGAAGGAGCCACCCATGATGATGGCGTTGGTGGTCTTCTTTTCACGTTTTGCTTCGCCGGGGGCATACTCAGAATTGATGGTACGCACCGCAGCAGTGGAGGGGGTCTTCAGCTGCACATAGCCGTATGCCAGGGTAGAACCGCCGGTACCGGGAGAAATGCAGTTGTCGAAAACGAGCTGATCCAGCAGCAGGGAGCTGCGCCGGAACATATCGATCACAGACTGATCGACCTTGTCGGCCATGCCGACCTTTGCTTCTGCCAAAGTAATTGCCATAAATTAAATCGTCCTTTCAAAAGTTATTTGGAATATCTTTCGCGGAGCGCATCGGCAAGAGAGCCGGTGGACGCTGCAGGCGGGTTGCCTGTACCCGTACCCGCGGAGTACGGGGGAGCCTTCTGTGCCTCTTCAAAGAGGTAGCCGCTATCCTTCTTGAGGGCCTCCAACGCGGCTTTGATGTCTGCTTCCTGATTGTTGCTCTTCTGAAGGTTTTCCACGTCCAACAGGGCCTTGATTGCCTTGGCGTTCTTACCCTTGGCGCCGGTAATGGCAGACTCCAGGCTCCGATCGAAAGCCATATTTGCCATCTCCTGCTTGTGATCTTCAATTGCCTTGTTGTACTTGGTTTCCCACTCCTGTGCCTTCTGCTGAGCGGCCTCGATTGTCTGACCGTCCTTCTTGATATCTGCAAGCGCGGTCTGGGCATCGCTCAGCTGCTGCTTGATGGTGCCATAGTCCTCAAAGGGCTTTTTGGCTGCCTCAATGTCCCGGCCATTCTCTGCCATGATGGCATCAATGACCTCCTTGGACAGGGGCTGGTCGTTGACCTTCAAGTTCTGCAAAAATTCTGTTTTCATATGCTTCCTTTCCCGGCTAGGCTTTTTAGGTCGTTGCCATGACCCACCGCCTCACATTGTTAGGTCCGTGAGTAGACCAGATTTTGGATATGAAAAAAGCAGCTACCGAGAGATCCCCGGCAACTGCTTCAGTCAACAGATATTAACTTGCCGGCAATTTGCCGGAGTGAATGATATCATGATATCAAATAGAATCAATAACGCACATCTTTGTTCGTAAGGCTACCGGAACCATGCGTTTTTCGTGCGTAACATGCATAAATAAAAGAATTATGCACGTTAGGGGCATAGAAAAACCACCAGCCATTACATATGGTCGGTGGTTACCCTTTTGCAATTTCCCGAATAGCCGAACAACTCATATCAAGTGCTTCACCAGCACCGCTATCCACAAAGTTGTCGATCTCCTTATTTGTTGCAGCTGCCATAGCTTCTGTGGCTTCTTTTTCAAGATTCAGCCATTCCTCTGCTGTATGCTTGCCGCGCATAATATCTTGCCCAATGTCCAATAAACTCCTTGCCATTACACCACACCTTCCACCGGTCGAAAGAACTCAACAGCATCGTTAAGACCCTTCACCGTTTTCTTAGAAAGCTTTCCGGTAGCAATCAACTGGTCAGCCTGCTCCCTAAGCCAATTATACCTACTCGGCAAAGGAATGTCAAACAATTGTTTTGCGAATGAGTATCTATCTCCATTTCGTAGAATGTTGTTGATTATATGCAGAGGCTTTACTTTCTCGGAATAAGCCCCCCTAAATTCAACACCATTCTTTTTGCAGATCTCTTGGGCATAAAATTCAACCGCGCCTTCTTCAGCATTTTGGTTTTCCAGATATGTTTTCGGATCAAAGTAACTTACTGACCTTGCGTGCAGGTGTTCATGAACCACCGTCTTCATACCGACATTATTGCGAAGCGAAATGTCACAATTCCACTCTTTTCGTCCGTTCGCTTTTGGCATCTGCTCCCTGGTCATTACTATAGTTTTCCCACTCCATTTGCTTGGCCGTGAAGAATACTTGTTAAGCGCCTTATCGATTTTGGCAGAAAGCTCTTCTAGATCATCCGGGGGATTGATAAATGGATCATTTGCGACTGCTTCCGCTGCCTTACCATGTTTCCATGTAAATCCGGCTTTCTCCATTCGGGCATGCTGTGTAGGCAGTCCGGCGGCCTTGGAAAAACGGGAATATTCCTGCTTAATCATCTGCAAGCGGATCTGATCATTCTGGAGCTTGTCCTTATCGCCCAGCTGCTCATCAATGAGGATCCTGCGCTTGCGATTCCGGACAGCTCGTTCCAGATTTCTCTGCCGTTGGGTAGCTTCATATATGGTGTAGTGCTTTCCCTCGTATGTAATGCCCTCCTCATTCTCCCGGCGCATATCCTCCAGTTCCTCTGGGGTATACTGAGGACTGTTCACGCCAAGAATAATAGGAAATGCATCATGTCCACAATTTAGTGTGCCGATACGACGCACAAGGCTATTATTCAGCCGAGTGTATTCCTCATCGGTATACTGCTTGCCTTGGTACGGCTCATGGTCTGGAGCGCTACCACTGTGGGCAGACAGTTCCCAACCGTCACAGCCCATAGAATCATGGTTGTGCTGGGAAATCTGCTCCTGCATGATTCCCATGCCGCCCATGATATTGCGTCGCACAGCCGCTTCCACAGAAGTATGCACGCCGGATTCATAGTCTATGGTGCGGATGCCCTTTTTGGCAAGATTGGCGGTAGCCTCTCTCACTGCGGATACATAATCCTGCGCGCCGGTGCTGACCTTCTGAAAAGCGAAATCGCAAGCCTGTTGATAAGCTTGAGTCAGTTCATGCACATTACCATCAGGGCCAACAAAGCCGATGGTCTGTGTCATATTCAGCAGGTCATCCTGCGCCTGCTTTATGGTGGCATCTAGTATTTGCTGAAGGCTTGAGTTTGCAGATAGTGGCACCGCATGGCTGGTGGGGAACCGTGAAATATCGAAGTTATACCCGGTTTCTGCAGCCTGTGTAAGCAGCTGCTCTACATCGGATTGCGATACCTTCAGCCGCTTGGCAATTTCCTTTTTCAGTTCCCTTTGAGACATGCCCAGTTGCTGCACTCGCCACACTTGATAAGCTGCAGTGCCGGTCAGCTGCCCTGCCTCAGATACACGCTTGGCAATATCCTCGATCAAAAAGTCTATGATCGGATCCACCAGTTGCTCCGACTTGCTACGCAGTACATCGATTTGTGCCGCAGTAAGCATTATTCAACCTCTTCCTCAATAGCCACAGGCATATACTTCTTACGGATTGCTGCAAGATCCTCTTCCGTTTCAGTAGGCATATTGAATCGCCAACCAAGCGCAATTTCCGGCCGCAGGAGACCGGAGCTAACCATGCCCTTGTAATCCTCCCAAGCCTTGTTTTCGTCGTAGAGGATTCCGTTGCCCCAGTCGATAGAGAACGCATCGTCCTGAATTTCATGGGCACCCTCCGCCCGATACAGCTGGCCGAGAATTCCACAAACGCGCATAGCTTCCTTTACAGCCTTCTCCCACATTCTTTGGAAGTCGATAATGGAAAGGTTGTATTCACCGGCGCTGGATGTGATCTCTGTCGCCGTGCGCTCGGCGGCCTCAACCTCACTCAGCAGACCGCGTTTCAATCCGATAACATTCTCCACATTGCGCAGATACTCCTGTTTCCGGGCTAGGAAAGAGGCTTCACGCAGCTGCGGAGAGAAGATGTTAAATCCGACATTTTCCGGATCTTCGTCTAAGCCTACAAATACATTGTCAGCAAGCACAGATTTTCCGTCCTTGTCCTTACCAAACATATCGCTACTGACAACGATTCGGCTCTGACCACGTTCAAACTCACCGTTGATCTGTGCTTCGTTGATATTGATATTGTGGATCAGCCCAACTGCTGCTGCATAAACAGACACAGCATCACAAGAGCCGTCCACACAGTTGACCATGGGGGTTCTCAGCGGTACCAGGCCCGTAGATCTTACTGCCAGCTGGAAGGTGTATTCATCAGGCAGCTCTGTATACTGTGGCAAACTGTTTAGCGCCACCAGCTGTCCTAAGTGGCTTCTATCATACGACCGATACAGTTTGTTCCGAATTGTGAGATAGCCGTTCTCATTCACGGTACGCCGCTCTAGGAGTGTGTAATAGCACTTATCCCACGTAGACTGCTCTATCATGCCAATATCCGTCATAGTGCCATCGGCAGACCGGGCAAATACGAGGATATTATGCCGGGGCACTACAGCAAAGCGAATACCGGTCTTTTCAAATACCGGCTTTAATGCACATTCACCACCGATTAGCGCCATCTGCATCGCCTCTGCATGTTTGGCCTCTAGAGCTGATAGAATTTCTCCTACAAAGGAGTCCTTTTCCTCTACAGCTGTTGCTGCATACTCGGAAAATACCGTCTTTGTAAGCTTCTGAACAATGGTATACGGGATTCTTTGGCACGGATCCTCGTTCTTATCCGCTGTTCTCTGGAAATACAGGTCATACCAGTCACAGATTGCGTTGCGCATTTCTTTGGATGTAATATCTGCAGCCTGGAACGCCAAGGCATAATTGCTGGCATTCCGGATCATATTGCTCATTTCTTACCCTCCCCAGAGTTGTTGATAACGATTCGACGCACAGACTTAATGCCTGCCTCTAAACCGGAAATATATGCATTCTTATTGGCCAGCTCTTTGCGGAGATCCTCATTCTCCTTAAGCGCAAGCCGAAGATCGGCTAACAGTGTTTCCTTCATCCACATAGGCAGGAAACGATTGAACAGCCAGTTTTTTAGCCTCCTCATTGGCCTCTCCTCTTCCAAATGCGGTTCGTACCATACCGCACTGCATCAATATGGTGATTGTTCAAATCGGGATAGCCCTGCAGGATTTCCCCCGTCTTGGTGTCCCTCTCGTATTCATACTCCGAAAACTCTTTGGCGGTATCCGGGCAGCGCTCTGGATCAATAACTATGCGTACCAACGACTGTAGCCACTTCATAGAGTAATTGACGCTGCCGGGTCCTTTCTCTGCTCCTCGACAGGAAATACCCATGCTGCGATAGTCTGATACAGACTTCTCTTCGCTACTATCAGCTATGACAACTTCATCTCGTTCTATTCGGTCCATAACCAGCTTGCCGGTGTCTTTGTTGCTAGTCCGGTGCTTTGTCAGTTCATCGAATAAATACAGAGTTTTATGCGCTGCGTCATAGTGCATTCGGTTAAATGCCCAGGGATCCGGCCACCAACCCCAGTCCACACCGGAGGTGATGCGGTCAAAGTTCTTTATCTCATCCTCTGTAATGGAGCGCAGCTGCAGATTTTCAAACACAGCTGTTCCGGATCCAACAACTTCACCCATGTACTCATGGCGATAAGCCGTCTCATTGGTAGCCTTCAGGTGTTCTGCATCGGCTACGAATCGAGGACCCAACCATTCAGCAGGAGTAGTCAAATATGTGCTGTGGTGTACCATACGCCCCAGCTTACTCTCCAGAGCATATCTGTTCGCCCAGTTCCGCGCCATTGCCGGCGGGTTAAAGGATTTGAAGCAGAAAGAAAAAGAGCCGCCGCGGAATAACGACTGCTCCACATTACGCACCTGCTCCGGTCCATCGAATTGATCCAGCTCCTCAAACCAGCCAATGCCGATGTAACCAAAGGGCACCTTTATAGATTTCAGCTTGCCAGGATCATCCAAACCAAAGAACAGAATTTTCTGTCCAGTGGGAATATATGTACACTCCATAGGGGAAACGGTACACTTAAACCGGCTGGTCAAGCCAAGAGAGGAAATCGCCCAGCACATCTGTGCATATACCGAGGATCGCAGGGTATTGCCTACCTTTCGCATAACCACAGCATGGCAACTGGGGTGCTGCAGCATCAGGAGGATGATCTCGACGGAGATGTAAGAGGACTTAGCGCCACCACGTCCGCCTTTTTCCACAAGCTCGTTGATTGCACCGGACTTAACTGCCCTGTGAGAATCCACAAACGCTGGGGAAATGAGATCAGACAGTTTACAGGTCGTCAACGATCTTCACCCCCTCATCATCTGTGCGCTCTGCCTTCTCACCAAGCATCTCAATGAGCACCTTTGCAGCGTGAGCATCACCCACTGCGGCTCGTGCATGGAGCCCGCAGATCATGGCCATCTGGTTATCAATATCCTCCGGCTCCACACCTTTTCTGGCAAGCTTATTGTAAACGCGGTTATCCGTAACTGGCAGAGACAGGAATAGATCCACAGCGTCCTTCAGCGCCCGTTTTCTGCGGCGAGCAGCACCGGATGCAATACCGCCTTTTTGAGCAATTTGCTTCTGTTCGTCTTCTGTTCGTTCGTTAAATGGAATAAGATCCTCACGTGCCACTCGTCACCACCTCTCTTGTGCAAATAAATAATTGGCTGTGGCAGATGGATTCGAACCACCGAATACCAGAGTCAAAGTCTGGCGACTTACCGCTTGGCTATGCCACAATACAGGGGCGCGAGGCCGATTTGAACAGCCTTCTGTTGGAAAAAAAGAAAGACCAACTCGTTCCTACCGCGCCAAATAAAATTGAGGCCCAGAAGAACTCCGAGCCTCAAGTGCTTATTTTTACCTCTACAGCATAACACATGATTATGTGTTTGTGACTGTCCTAAAACTGTCCTAGCTTTCCGTCACTCCGTACATAGCCAATGTAAACCGGAGCAGCGCTTTATTCGCACGCTTATATAAACTGCTTTCCTCTTGAAGCCCCAGTTCGTTCATAAGCCGCTCTACATAGCCTTTTCCTTGCACAATGTACATAGTGTCCAGTATACGCCTTTCCTCATGCGTAAGCGCCTCCAGGCCCCGTTCTACCATCCGCACGGCCCGCGTCGTGCGATCCAACGCAAGTTTCAGTTCCTCTCGCATCACGATATTGGAAAGCAACCTATCCTCTCTGCTGCTCCCGCCGCCCTTGACAGGTGTTCCGTCTGAGGTGGCGCTTTTTATGCTACAGGCCTCAGATTCCAGCCGGGCAATTTCCTCATGCAGATTCGTAAGCGCTACCTTCTGCAAAGGGTAATCCTTCAGCTTGTCCTTCGCTTTAAACTTCCAAGGTTCCATTGCTCTCATCCTCCTTCTGTCATGGTTTCTCCACGATCGTGCAGTTATCGGCCAGATAGGACTTACCGTCACAGTACCAGTATCCGGTATCAGGCCTGTACAGCCAGTCGCCGTAAATCTCTTGTGGAGGACATTCCGGGTGCTGCCAGCAGATCCGCATCGTGCCGGCGAACATCTTATAGCCCTCGACCGTGATCACCTTCTGCAGCGTCACGCCGTTGGCAATAAGGTGGTCGGCAATAACCTCTATAAACGCTGTTGTAAACCTTGAGCCGATTGTTGTCACAGCACCACTGACGGGGCTAAAGTCCGTACATCCAATCAGTTTAATCAGCTTTTCTCTTGTGTTATCCATTATCTCCCTTTCTCCGTAGGCGCAGTAAAAATCAGGCGGTGGCACAAGGCCGTTCAATTTGGGACATCCAGTCCATTGATTATGTGGTACGGCGCAAGCCTTACACCGCACAACATCCTCGTCTGCTTCTTTGATTTTCTTGTCAATTTCTGCAAGGATATCTTGCTTGCTCCAAGTTTGCATAGATGCAAAATGATGCACCACATACAATGCGAAGTCTTTCGTTATTAAATCACGCTTTCCCATCCTCATTCCCTCCTTCCATCTTTGCACCGCAGTTGGGGCAGAATTTGAACAAATACTCATCACCTAAACCACAAATATCAAAACCGCAAATACTGCATTCGTTTTTCCAGCAATAAGGTGCAGAAATGTCAACAACTCTACGAACCCACTTTCCATGCACCACTTCCACGGCATCCACGGTGGGAACATCGGCTATGGTTGCCATTAGGTCATCATAGTGGATCATACCGTTACAATATTTCTTTGCCAGTACCGTTACTAGCTTCGAGGCTGATAGTAGCCGCTCTTTATTTGCCATCTTCTACACCCCGTTCCAAAGCCTTTGCCAACTTATCTCGGCATTCACGGCACAGCCAGTATTCATTATAACAAGTTATCATGTCTCCGCTTATAACCCTGTAGCTGTTCGGCAACTTCAGTTTGATAACCCTATCTTCCTTAAAACAGGCGTGGCATCTGCAGTTACCAGCCTTACTACTCATTTTAGACGAAAAAGCTACTTTCGCTGGCGTTCTATTCCTTGCCACCTTCATCTCTCCTCAGACAATTCTCGTCCACACCGTTACATTCCGACCAGCGCAGGCAGGTATCACATGGGTGCTCACCCGTTTTTTCCACCCTATCAGCTGGTCCGTCCTCAAAAATTTCATAGCTTTGGGGTGGTTTACCTTGATGTGTTCGGTTTAGTTGTTTATAAAAGCTACCCCGAGTAATACCTAGTGCGGCCGCACATTCTTTTGCAGTATCGTCGATAACAATTGGACGATCGGTACCGCGCTCATATACCGAGTAACGGTTGGCCATCACTTTGCCTCCTTTGCCAGCGACTGGAGCCATCGCAGCACACAGGCTTTTTCCATTTCCGGAGTGCACGTGATATTTCCATCCTTATCGATGCAGCCGTTCTTCCCATCGCAGTACAAATCACTTAGATCATTCAGGGTGCCATTCTGAAGCTTATCACGGAGCTCATAGACTGCGTCTCTCAGCCCCTCATCGGTCTTAGATCTAATGCTGTCCGCGACTGTCTGCTCCCGGAGGGAGCCGGTGGCGCCCGCGGAGCGCCGGCCGGCTGAGTACCCTGCAGAATATCCATTTGTGAATGCCTGCTCTTGTGCCATAACTATCCTCCATGTACATTGCGATCCATCTGCTCCAGGGCCTGCAGAGTCTTTTCTGTTACTTTTGAGGGCTCCTCCCGGCGCGGATCCGGAAGCATGCGGGGTTCGAAGCGCCACTTTTTCGCATCGTGGCCAAGCTTCTGATGCAGGCGTGCCATAGCCAGCATCGGGGTATCCTCCCGGATGTTGAATTGAAAGCACTTGGCAGAGCAGTTCCAAATGCCGTACTTCTTGCCCGGCACACCGCGGTAATATGTATCAGGTTTCATTGCCGCCCTCCGTATATCTCTCAAGATCGTCCTGACACGCTCTAAGGAAGTTGTATCCCCACGCGTTCATAGGATCCCACTTCCGGTCGCCCAGCGCCTCCCATTCATCCAGCTTTTGCTGCAGGTAAGCAGAAACTGTTTCGACCGGGATTACTGGTGCAGTAGGTATATCAGCGATCGTCGCCATCAGATCGTCATAGTAAATTGCTTTGGTGCGGAATTTCTTTGCCAATACAATTACCAGCCTTGCGGCCGATATCATTCTTTCAGCCATCAGACACCTTCACTCCTTTCGAGCAATAATCGTCCCCTGATCGATAGCGAATTCCACCTTCTCCAGAATTGCACCTAGCTAACCCCTCACACGATATTCGTCCCCGGTCCCAAGCACGGCAATCCTTACACCGCACCACATCCACCGCATCCACGGTTGCCTGCTGTGCGATTGCCCAAAACAAATCCGGTTTGTATATCCATGTGCTGGTCCGAGTGCCAATAAATTCGACCAACACTGTTGCATCAATCAGCTGCCTATCAGCCATCTCCGGGAACCTCCCTTCCTAAGGGGCACCACGTGGGCGTACGGCCGGTCCAGCTGGCCTTGTGGCCGATCTTCTTACCCTTGACCGTAGCCAGGCAGTAATAGCAGAATTGCTGCATAGGCCTTTTCTTCTGGATCGTCTTGCCCGGCCGGCAGCAAATCACGTCCTTGCCGTCGATCGTTTTATTACTCCAACCACCACCGGTGGGGATCAAGCCTTCCTCCTTCACTTCGAAGAAGGCAGGGCAATTTCTACATTTTCGCTCCATAAATTTTTGTCCTTTCTCGTACGCACGCGAAATAGCCGCATTTGTTAACACTTCAAACTCTTACGAGCCTTCTCAATTCTTGCCTTCAGCGCTGTCATGAGAGCCTCCTGGGTGTCGCCCTTGTCATGCAGCGCAGCCACCACATCTTCGTCCATGCTGTCCTGGACAACAAGAAGGTGGTAGATTACGGGATACCGCTGCCCCTGTCGGTTCAGGCGGGCATTGGCCTGCTGGTACAGCTCCAGCGTCCAGTTGGGGAATCCGAACCAGATCACATGGTGGCCACCCTGTTGCAGGTTTAGGCCATATGCACAGGACGCGGGGTGCGCCAACAGCACATCGATCTCACCGGCGTTCCAAGCAGTCTCATCATCCGGGCTCTGATAGACCCGGACACGCTTGCCGGTCTTCTGAAGGGACTGCAGGAGACGGTCTCGCTCGTGCTGGAACCAGTAGAACACCAACGCATGCTCACCGTGCAGCTGCTCGATCACCTCCATGAAGGCTTCAATCTTGCAGTCGTGGATATGTATAATGCCGCCATCGCCGTCATATACTGCGCCGCTGCATAACTGTAGCAGTTTACCGTTCAAGACCGCAGCGGTGCTGGCTGTGACCGTCTGCTCGTCCACCTGCAGCAGCATCTCGCGTTCCAACCGATTGTAGGCTTTCCGTGCCTTCTCCTCCAGGATCACGGGTATTTCGTGCGGTGGTATATCCTCTGGCAGTTGGAGGTAGTCCTTAGCTTTCATTGATATGCAGATGTCGGCAATCGCCGCTCTGATCTTCGCCTCTGCGCCCTTCTGGGGTGAATAAGTACGGTACATCTGGCCGGGGTGTGCGTAGTCCTGGGTAAAGAAGGCGTCCCGGAAGCTGGAGATCGTTTTCCCCAATCTTGCGCCGCCATCAAGCAAGTAGATCTGCGCCCACAGATCCTCCAGTCCATTGGGTGCCGGTGTACCGGTCAGCTCCAGGATCCGCTTGATCAGATGTCTCACCATCTTCAGGGCCTTAAACCGTTTGCTCTGCGGATTCTTAAAACTGGACGATTCATCCAGGATCACCATATCGAAGGGCCAGTCGTTCCGGTAGTACTCCACCAGCCAGGGGATGTTCTCCCGGTTGGTAATCCACACATCACCGGGGGTATTCAATGCCCGGATGCGCTTTGCTGCTGTACCAAGCACCGGCACGATCCGAAGGTGCTGCAGGTGATCCCATTTCTGCGCTTCCTTGGTCCACGTGGCCTCCGCCACCTTCTTGGGGGCCACCACCAGGCAGCGGGATACTGCCCATCTCTTGTACCGCAGCTCATTGACGGCCGTCAGGGAGATTACGGTCTTGCCGAGACCCATTTCCAGAAAAAGGCCAAGGCAGGCGTCGCTGATGATCCGGTTGATAGCAAACTCCTGATAGCTATGCGGTACAAATTGCATTTGCCTTTACCTCCTCCAGGAACGCCAGCACTTGATCAAGGCCCTTCAGCACTCGAACATTGGCGCCTCTTTTGCTGATCTCTTCGATCTGCCATTTCTGAAGCTTTGCCAGCCGGCCGATCTCTGTCTTCAGCTCCACAAACACCACTATACCTCCCGGCAGGATAATAATCCGATCCGGCACTCCGGGGGCTCCGGGTGATACGAATTTGTAACACAGCCCGCCCAGCTTTCTGACCTCCCTTACAAGCCGGGCCTCTATTGTTGATTCTCGCATTTTTGTCCTCCTCGCGTACGCGTGCGCGCGCCCGCACATGCGCGTACACCTTGCGCATTAGGCGGGTTAGGCGGGTATATACCCCTCTAATCCCTCTAAATTTTTTTATTTTATATAAACTGTTGCTTTTGTTGCATCTGTTGTTTTCCGTTGGTATTACTGGATTTTTCACGGCAACACTTTGAAAACCAATCTGTTGCAACTGTTGCCGTCAATCTGTTGCCCTTTTTGCGACTGTTGCTATTCAACTGTTGCCGTTTTTCGCTCAAAGCATCGTTGCTTGCCGTAGGGCTTTCCGGACTCCCGTACACCGATGCAGGACCATCCGGGGACCCTTTCAAGCAGGCCGTTGATTTCCCGGGTATCCCGCTGCCGCATATCCCCTCGGAGCTTGCCCAGGACCTCGCACCAGATCTCTGCGGCACAAATTCTGTCCCGAGGCTCCAGCTTGCCTTCGTACCGAAGTCCGCCGCTGCGCCATGACTGCCGCTGCAGCAGATCCCACTTCATCCAGTCTGCAGGAATCTCCTGCTGCAGGTAATCGTGGATCAGACCTTCCCACGGGTGTCGTGCACGGTGTTCCTCCTGAACCTGCCGGGCAACTGTTTCCAGATCTTGAGGAAGATATAGCGCTTCACCAAGACGCCAGTATGCCACAGCTTCGGCCCACAGCTGGTCTTTTTCATCGTCGAGATCCTGGAACACATTCTTTATCCGGAGCTGCTGATCGATGTCCACCACCCAGAACCGGCGGCCGCCTGTTAGATCTACCAGGCATTCCTTACTGTTGGTCGTTCCGAAGAACACACACTGCCGCGGCCGATCTGCAGTGTACCGGCCGTAGGCTGCACGGTAGTAGTCATTGGTCTTACTGAGGAACATTTTGACGGCGTCCACGTCGGCCTTGCTCATTGCCTGCATTTCTGCAACCTCGTTGAGCCAGGTTCCCTGTATGGTCTCCATGGAGTCCTTATCGCCGAAAGTACGGAGGCTGTCCGAGAACCACTCCCCACCCATCTTTGCCAGTATGGTGGACTTGTGGCGGCCCTGCTCGCCCACCAGGACCAGCATCGTGTCATACTTGCATCCGGGCCTCATTACCCGGGCAACGGCTGCAACGAAGGCCTTGCGGGTCACAGCGCGGGTGTAGGCGGTGTCTTCAGCTCCCAGGTAATCAATGAACAGTCGGTCAAGTCGGGGCTTACCGTCCCACTGCAGGGCTTCCAGATACTCCTGCACAGGATGATACGCCTGATCACTGGCTGCAGCTGCCAGGGCATCGATCACATCGTTCTTGGCAACCTTCCCGAAGAAGGGCTCCAGGTAGATCCGCAGCTGCGCCGTATCATCATCACCCCAGGTGTTGGTCTTGCTAGGTCTCTTCCAGGGGATCGATCCAACGATGTCTATACGTCCGGAGAACAGGTTCAGCCTCATCCGGCCGACAAGCTTCGGATCATGCAGCAGCATAGTCTTCAGGTTCTTCATTGTCTTCTCAGGGCTACCCTGAGTATTGACGTCAAGTAACCGGCGCCAGCTGCCATCATCCTCCGGAGCTCCTTCAGGTGCAGCTTCAACCGGGCCGAAGGCTTCCTGTGCCTTTTCCCAGCGCTCATCCAGCAGCAGAGTTGCCACCTTCTGATCGGAAGACGCCAGTTCGCACATTGCTGTGTAAGACGGCAGCCGGTTGGTGGGTGTCTCCGGAGCTGCAGCATCGTCCTGATCACCAAACCTATGGAGACGGACCATATCGAAAGCGTTCACCAGCTTACCGCCACAAGGGTCAGTAGCGTGGTGGGAAAACAGGAATTTTCCGTTATCGTACAGAACGGCGCCGCCGGTGGTAGATCCTCCGGTGAAGGTGAAGCGGCCGGGCATTGTGTCAACGGATTCATAGACACCGGGCAGGAACAGATCCATTGCAGCCTCAATGTCGTAGATCCGGCAGAAGGCGCCAACCGCGCCCTTCTTTGTCAAGGGATCTCCCTGCTTGGCTGCCAGCCGCGCCGGTGCAATGGCACCGGGCACGGTGGGCCAGGAGGTATAGTCACGCCAGTCGGTGTATGTAGCCAGCAGGCCGTCGACGGATAGCATAGGTTTATCTGCAGTGTAGTAGACCACCTCTGCATCCGCGCAGCTGCTGGGCCAGTACATCAACCGGCTTGCTTCGAATGTGGAAGGATCCGCCAGAGACATGCCGATATATTCCGCCATGCGCCGGGCGCAAGGCTCGTATTCATCTGCAGTACAGGTCCGATCCAGAGGCAGCAGCACCCGCAGTCGCGGAGCTGAAGCCATATGCTTGCGGGTGGAATAAATGCAGTATCCGCAGCCCAAGCCCTCTACGCGGCGGAGCACGTCAGCCGTACCGCCTGCGGGAATATTGTCCAGGTCAAGAGTCAGCAGATCTCTGCCGGCAACGGCATTCGCTTTTCTGCGCGGACCGTTTAGGGTGCCTGCGACGAAACCGCCGACGTCCTTCAGATCGTCCTGCTGGCTCTTGGGCATCTGCAGATATTCAGCTAAAGACTCACGACCACGTGCCGGCACACCCAGCCTGGTATAGAGCTCCGACAGCAGCATGGTCTGCGGCTGCCATTGTGTTGCCCGGCGGTTAGCGCCGACGGTAATGGTTATTTGTCTGTCGTGCTGCATTCTCCTTCACCCAACTTCTTCAAAAGATAATCAATACTCGCGCGTGCGCGCTGCAGGTCATAAATGCTTTTCCAGTTCCACAGGCTCTGGATGGCATTGGCGGTGCAGATTGCCTGAATGCCCTTCAGCTCTCCGGTGGCGGCCTCCATGACGGAGAACATATCCATCGGATCCGTCTGCACAACGGGCTGCATCGGTGGCTGTGAAATCTGCTGTTCGGGTTCCTTAATAACTTCAGGCACAGATTCCGCCTCCTTCTGTTTCTTCACTGGGGATCGGAGCGTCCCCCCCCAGTGCTTTCTCCTGTAAAAACTCACAGATCCAATCGGCACATTCAGCGCCTCGCTGATCTCTTTATCACTTTTTCCTTCCAAATACAAATCGTATGCTGCGGCCGTATCCCAAGTTGCTTTTGCCATAGTTGCTTCCTTTCTTGTGTATCGTTCAGTGCAGCCTTCTCCCGCAGGACAAGGGCGGCGCCGATCGGTGATCAAAATATAATCGCAGGTATGAGTACTGCAGGCGTAATAGACGCAGTCAGAGCAGTACGTGTCATTGTTAACCTTCATCTCAGCTTGTCCCCCCCCCGTTTGAAATTCACGGTTTGAGGCACCGCGGCGGCCGATCAAGATGTAAAGCACATCATAACCGTGCAGAGCCATTGCCTGCAGGGTGTACAAGCTGGGTACTGTTTCTCCGGACTCCCAAGCAAAGAAGGTGTTCTTCGTGATACCCAGTTTTCTTAATTGGGCCATCAGCGCACCGTGGGCAGTGCCGGCAGCTTCCCGGACCAATTGTGCTGCACGTGCGCCGGTCGATCGATCAGACATGTGTTTACCCATCGGCCTTACGCAGCTGCGCCTCCACGACCTTCTCGACAGGGCAATTCAAACACATATCGTCGAGATCTTCCTGGTCTTCCAATACATAGGGATAATGGCACAGCTCACAGACAGCGCACATGATCGCTTCTTTTGCCTGTTCCATATTCACCCTCCTGAAAAGGGTTATTCGGTCAGGCGCTCGACCCACGGGTCGAGAACAGGAAAGTCACAGAATTCGTCACCGTTGACACCAACTAAAAGGATTGGACCAAAGAACTGGTTACCCATCAATTCAACATTGAACGGCAGATCCTTAAACCATCCTTCTTCGTCGCATAATACACAAGCATCGGTTGCGAAGGTGAAGCTTTCCAGCCGGCCGCCAATGATCTCCGACAGTGCTTTTCTGTCGTTATCGACCTCGACGATTTCCGGGGCTTCACCGGGTTTCTTCAAAATAGCTTTCATTGGATTCAGTCCTTTTTGAAAAATTCATTTGTCCAGCCTTCTGCATTCAGGGGCAGGCCCTGCGCCCAAGCCGGTACCTGGCTCATAATCTTTACGACCTCCTCCAGCTGAGCCTTCTCCGGAGGAGCCTCGATCACGACTTCGTCGTGTACGTGGAACACCACAGGATAGCCGGCAGCTTCCAGCCGGTCGATTGTCTCCGCAAGGCAATCCCGGGCCACCGCCTGGGTAATGTTCTCCGCCAGTTTCCCGCCGTAGGTTTCAAGGCGGGACCACTTCTTTGATTTCTGATCCATGCCCCAATAGCCGATACTGGGTTGGCCGAATCGGTTTGTGGACATGTGGGGTTTTGCATAGAAAAGCTTCCGGCCGTTGGGGAGCTGGATCGTCAAGAAGTCCTGTTCATGCGCAGGATCGCTTTCCCGGGCAAGAATAAGGCGCCCGTCCAGCAGCGGGATACTACGGCCGGTATCGACTGCCTCTCGTGCTGCAGCGTCCAGGGTATACCAAAATCGGACAATCGCTGGGTTAGATCTGCGCCAGCGATCCCGGATGTCCAGCAGCTCCTCTTCTGGAGTTTCCTTAGGCAGGTGTCCGGCGGTGATCAGTGCGGAGGATCCGCCCTGGTAACCCAGTGCAAGGGTTGCAGCCTTGCCGTACTGCCGGAGAGAATATTCCTCGTTGCCTTTCTTGATTCTCTCGATCGGCACACCGTAAAGCTGACTGGCGGTTGCCTCATAGATCTTACCGTGCGTCCGGAAGACTTCCAGCACCCATTCCTCGTTTGCAAGCCACGCAATTACGCGGGCTTCAATGGCAGAAAAGTCAGCATCGACCAGGATCCTGCCGGGAGCTGCAACCAGCGCCGTCCGGATGAGCTGGGACAGTGTATCCGGAACGCTGCCAAATATCATCTGCAGAGCGTTGCGGTTACGGCTCTCCACCAGCTGCCGGGCAAGAGGCAGAAGATCTCCGTCAATGTATGTACGGGGAAGGTTCTGAGGCTGGACAATTCGACCGGCCCACCTGCCTGTCCGGTTGGCGCCATAAAACTGCAGCAGTCCACGGACCCGTCTGTCAGCGCACACGGCGACCTCCAGGGCGTTATACTTTTTGTTGCTGGTCTTACCCAACTCCTTCCGGATCTCCAGCATACGCCGGGCTGCAGTGCTGGGAAGATCTTTCCCCAAGAGCTCCGACACGGTATCCTTCCGGAGATTCTCGACTTCCTCGCCGGTTTCTTCCTGCAGCCACTTTGCAAGCTGGCCGACGCTGTTTGGATTGTTGAGTCCGGAGATCTCCACAGCTTCCTGCAGGTAATCTGCCCGGGCTGCAGCATCCAGATCTAAGGCGCCTTCCACCAACTCGATATCCACAGCGACGCCGCGCAGGTTGATCAGCTGATCGGTCTCCCACTGCTTCTGCACCACTGCCGGCACAGGAAAACCGCTGAGCCGTTCGCCAATCTCCATCTCTGTTACCACGTCCTGGGCATTGTACTCTTTGAACAGCGCCCATTTATCCGGATCGTGGTGTGGCAGATTTCGGGTCCGGCCACCGTTGGTCTTGGTGGGTGTGCAGGGAACGCAGAAGTATTTGATCAGTGCCTTGCCGGCTGCCATCTTCTGCTTATCCTGTGGAAGTCCCAAAGCCTTGCCGGCAGCTTCCAGACCTGCAGGGTACCCACAATACAGACCGTGCAGCTGTGTGCAGCGCCATTGGCTGATCCATGCTGCCGTTTCTGCATCAGACATCTGAAGGTGCCTTGACAGACAGTACCATTCGAATGCGGCATTGTAGGCCAGCTTGAAGCAACACGGATCCCGGAGAAGACCAAGCACGAAGGGGTGGATCGTTTCGCCGGCAGTCAGATCTACAACGATCCGAGGGCCGCCATTGAGACTGTAACCAAATAACATGACTTCAAAAGCCGGGCTCTGCGCATATTTGTAGAGCCCGGCTGTTTTGATATCCACGTCGCTGTACGTCTCAATGTCGATATTCAGGCAATGATACGTACTGTCCATGATTTACATAGGCTGACCGGTGAAGGGGTTGATCTGCGGTGCTGCAGGTGCAGCGGAGGCGGCGTACCCGTAATTGGGTACAGCACCGTAGGCAGGTGCGGCTCCGTAAGCGGGAGCTGCTGCAGGAGCGACAGGAGCTGCGCCCACTGCTTGGAAAGCATCCTGTGCGGTAACGCGGTTGCCCAGGGCTTCATCATCCCGGACCTTCTGCAGACCATTCAGACCGCAGCCGATACCACGCTTGCCGGCATTGTTATAGGCGAAGAAGGAAACAGAGACGTTGCCCCACATACCGGAATACACCTGAGTAGGATCGATGATGGGTTGCACCTGGGCGTCCACCACGAAGGGAGGCCGGTCAGCTTTGCAGGATGCGGTAAACACCCAGCAGCCTCTGCACTCAGGACCAAAGTTCATACCGTCGCTGGGACGGACACCGTCGCCGTCATGGACGCAGATCGCGGGCTGAGGCGGACGGACACCGTTCCATTTGGTGGCGGTACCCTCCACGATCGCAGCTTCGATGGCCTGATCCATCAGGGCCTTCGCCTGGGTGTTGGTCTTGGGTACCAGGATCATGGTAGAGAACTTTGCTTCCCCGTTGGGGTTATTGAAGGGGGGCTTGGGCTGAAATACATTCAGGTAGGAAAAGCGGACATTGTTAAGAGTAATTGCAGACATTTAGTTTCTCCTTTACAGTTGGTTATTGATTGATTTAATTATGTTGCGGATTGACGGGGACGCTTTTTTGTGATTAACGGTGCCATCGACTTCAAGCAGCTCCAGGAGGCGATCTCTTATATCCGTCAGTAAAGAGTGGTAGGTTTCAAGAGAACTTTCGTAGCTCCTCAGTTCATCCTCTAGAGCTATGTTGGCGTCAGTAACCTCTTCATACAGCTCAGCAGCATCTTTGCCAAGGCGCTCCAGGATGATGCGTCCCAGCTCCGTGCGCTCGTTGTCTTCAACAAGCAGCACCTCTCGGGAGCCATCCGGGAAATAGATCGTTCTGGCCATCAGACCACCCCGAATGCAATCGCTGCAGCATTGTAAGGCTTCCGGGGATCACTCTCGGGCACCAGCGCAGGCTTACCCGGCTTTTTCACGACCAGGTCCTCCGCTGCTTCAGCAAAGGGTTTCTTGCCCAGGGCTTTCTCCAGGCCGGCTACAGATACCGGCTTGCGTTCGTACAGCATAGCCTCACTGATACCCCGCTGCTGCAGTGTGGTAAAGGCGGTGTCTGTATCGGCCCATTCTCTGGATCCACGACCTTCGACCACCTTAAAGCCGGCAATCTGCTGTCCCTTCAGGGAAGCAGCCAGGGCGTATTCTTCCAGATCCTTGACCCAAGCTACCAGCGCCCGGCCTCTGGCCAATGCTTCACCGATCTGTATGTCGGTCATTATGGAAGGGCTTACGGTTTCTCCGGATCCGTCCGGAGAGGCAATAGGCTCAAGGCCCAGCATCTGCGCGGCTCTAGCAGAGCACTGTGCTTTTGCCGGGCAGAACCGGCACCAGTCGCCGGCGCAGCAATCACCTTCGCCGGCAAATGCCTGCCGGGCGGTAGGCGCCAAATATTCAGTGCCCCACAGCTGCAGATCCGTAACACTGATCTTCCAGTTCTTAATACCGCCGGCATTGGGCTGAACGATGTAGAGCTCCACCGTTTCGATGGATGAGCCGAAGATCGGCATGTACAGAAGCAGGGCACCCAGGCCGTAACACATCATTTGGGTATTGTTCTCAGCGTCCACAGGAACGCCGGCGCCGTTTTTATAGTCAACTACGACCAGGCGTCCTTCGCCGATCAGGATGGCGTCAGCAGTGCCGAAGCCTTCCGGGACATATTGGGAGAAGTCCAGCCGGGTCTCCAGCGCCACGTGCGGCGCATGATCGAAGGACATTGCAATCGTCTTCAGGCACTCCAGATAAGTGTCAGTGTTGGTGTCCATTGCCTTCTCATAGGCAGGATCTTCCTTCAGCTTTTTCATCCTGGCATTGAAGGTGCGGGTGCTCATGGGCTCCAGGAAATGCTTCCGGGCCTTCAGCTCCGCGATCTCGTGAGCCAGCCGGCCGGCCTCTGCATAGGGGCTGGTGTTTTCGGGGAATTGCTCCGCCAACCTTGCGGAAGGCGGGCAATTCAACCAACGGTGCGAGCTACTTGCCGATAGCAGCGCGTGTTGTTCTGGTGTAGGCATTAGATCTTCGCCCCCAGTCCACGCAGCGCGGTGGCAAAGGCACCGAATTGGTCAGGCTTGAGCTTGTCCAGGGTCTGGATACCGTACTGTGCCAGGAGCTCGTTAACCTTAGGCAGCAGTCCGGGGTTTGCGCTGATCAGATCCGCGCCGGCTTTGCTGATCTCAGCAAGGGTAAATGTAGGCGCCTGCGCCAAGGGCACGGAATTGGGTGCGGTTGCTGCAGCGGGCTCAGAATGGGAGATAGTCGAAGGGATCGTCGGAGCCGCTGTCACAGTAGGGTTTGTTGCCGGATGCTGCAGCTGTACGGGGGCAGTTGCCTGCGCTGCAGGAGCAGGGGGAGCAACGACCGGAGCAGGAGCTGCAGGTGCAGCAGTGCCGGTGCACTTGGCAAGCAGCTGCGCAGCTGCTACCAGATCGGGACAGTGGATAGTTACATTGATTTCAAACATTAGGTTTCCTCCTTGAATTTGGGTATTGTAATCATTACGCCTTCAGCGTTGGGGTCCTCATTCCATAAAGGGGTATCGGGATCGGTAAGCAGTTCGACCATCTTACGGCGGTAAATCCGAGCCATAGCAGGGTTGCTGCGCTTCAATTGCATATGGGCGCCTGCGATCACTTGCCCGACGTCAGCAATGATCTCGATGAGTGTTCCCTGAGCAAGAATGCTGCAGTGGGTGTCCCCCCCCCCCGGTGTTCACCGATATCAACCTTCAGCATCGCCGGTGCCCTCCTCAATCGTCAGGGTGATACCCTTTTGGGGATCAATGCCGGCAGCGTCCACATCAGCCTTCTTCAGGTACAGGGTGGTCAGGTTGCCATCATCCCGGCCGGACTCAAAACGGTAGCAGGTCTTGGTAGCGGTTTTATATTTCATGTACAGTTTCATTTGACATTCCTCCCAGGATGTGATACAGTGTTAGTGGATTTTTGTCCTTTGCCGCTTTCGAAGGTTCCAGCTTCGGAGGCGGTTTCTTTTTCATATTGCTGCGCAAGAAGTTTCTTTCTTCTGCGGTAATCACGCTGATAGGCATTCCACTTCTCCCGGTTGGCTTCTCTGTAGGCAGCCTGCTGGGCAGCGATCTTCTCCCGGTTGGCTTCTCTGTAGGCAGCCTTCTGGGCAGCGATCTTCTCCCGGTTGGCTTCTCTG